TATTTCTGGATTGATATTCTAATTTTATTTTAGTTTCATATCTATCCCCAAATGTATATTTACTATATCCACCGTTAGCCATTTCATGATTTAATTCAATCACATTTTTGCGGGGTTTATAATTCTTATAATTAGGGTTGTTTTCAAACTGAAATTTTAAATCATTTATCCATAATTCAGATAATTTTATAGGATAAATATTTTGATCTATAAAACCAGAATCATGTTTATTTAAAGTTAATCGTTGAGTTCCATTATTAGCTAATATAAAATCAGGATATTCCATACATTTAATATCGCCAACAGTCAAAGATGTAACATTGTACGAACTAGATAATGTCCAAGTCGTTCCAGTAACATTATTATAGAAATCTACTATATCCGATAATGGTTTTAGTATAGCTATTGTATTAGTATCCGCTGATGTTATTTTAACATTTGTTAAATCCGCCCCTACAGTTAGAGGAGTTCCATAAAAATTCCAAGTAGATGTAGTAACTAACCACTGCGCCCAATATATTCTTTTAAGACTATCTATAATTCCAACGCTATTAGTCCATTTAGCCCCTGAATAAGAAAAATTTGCTTTTGATATATGAGTATATGCATTAAGATCATTTCCAGTTATAGTCCAGTTAGTACCATTCCAATACATTGTATTTAAACGTGTATTAGTAAGCATTGCTATTGTATTTGTTGCATCTAAAGTTGTTGCATCTGTAGCGCTCATAGTTTGAGCAGTTAATGTATAAGCATTACCGGTAATCGTCCAATTAGTACCATTCCAGATTAATGTTTTAATTGTATAAAGAGGTTGTAATAATGCTATTGTGATGGAATTTAACGCTGTTATTATAGGCTGATATGAAGTCGATATCGTATAATCATTTCCTATTTGATGCCATCCTGAATTTGTATTATACGAAATAGTTTTAAGTAAATATCTGTTATCAATATATGCTATTGTGTTTGAATTAAGCGGAGTTATTGAAATAGAACTAAACGTATATCCTAAATCATATACTGAGTTTTGTGATAAATCAATATGTAATTGCAAAGAACTTGCATTTATTGTATTAAATTTTAGATAAGAATTTGTCGTACTATTATTAATCCAGTCGGCAGAGGATGTATCACAATTAGATAATGTTATTGTATTAGAAGTAGAATTATTATAATATAAATTAAATTTTAAGAAATCATGATTTTGCAAAGCTATTCTAGAAAATGCCGTTAATGTCCCAAAGTTTATATTTATTGTAGTGCTTATATAACTTTCATAATAAGTATCTATATTTCTATCAAATAAATATTTAACAGTAGATGAACCTGTAGAGACACCTATCAATGTAGAAGTATTCAATAAATTATTCGATAATATTTCCATTTTGCTCATTTAGATGTTTCTCTCAGATCAAAATTTCCATTATATCTATTATTTTTCCATTCATTATTAAACAATTCAAGAAAATTAAAATCTCCAATCCAATTTACTTCATATAAATCTTTTCCTTCCCATGCCGTTCCGGTAGGAAATGGGACAAACACAAATGAATTTTTTTCTTTGTATAAATTATAAAAATTGTCATACATATTTTGTGATTGATATTCCAAGTCTATGCCGCATTCAAACGATTTACCAAAAACATATTTTACTATTCCGCCATCGCTTAATTCATGTGTTGTTTCTTTTACATTTAATTTAGGTTTATACCCGCTATTATCAGGATTTTGTTCAAATTCAAATTTTAAATCATTTATCCATAATTCCCCTATGGCTTTCGGTGCTATACTATAATTTTCCCATGATGTAGCACTCCAATATAACATTCTTAATGATCCGGTAGAATTATCAATCAAAGTAATAATATTTGAATTTAAATTTTCAATTCCGGTACATTCTGGAAAATTTGTACTAGCAGTAAACACAGACCCAGATAAAGTAAAATTTGTACCATCCCATATAAACGCAGCAGCAACGCTTCCATTAAATGCAACTACAGTATTAGAATTTATAACTGATATTTTTGATCTATTGAAATTAATTGATGTATTTGTATAAGCATTGCCGGTAATCGTCCAATTAATACCATTCCATGTGTATACATTTAATTTCCCTATATTATAATCTAATCTTACAATTGTAGTTGAATTAAATTTATCAATGTTTCGAGTAATATTTGAAGTTGGTAATGTATAATAATTTCCCGTAATTGACCAATCTAATCCGGTTTTTGTTAATGTATATAATCTATCATAAGAATTATGTTTTGTAACAACTGCTAATGTATTTGAATTTAAAGATGTTAAATTTATCCAATTCGTAGTAAGCGATGTATCATAATAATTACCAGTAATTGACCAATCTGTGCCATTCCAGATAATGTTTCCTATATACACATTTTGGCCGAATGATATTGTTGTAGAATTCAATCTCGTAATTTGTGAATATGATAAATAAGTATCACCGAAATTATATTCATTTCCGGATAAACTCCAATATATTCCATCTCGGATATATGTTTGTAATTTAATAGGGGATTTTTGCATCACTGCAATAGTTATAGAATTTAAACTAACTATACTAATCGGAGAATCTAATTGATAAACAGCTCCAATTACATCGCTTGCTTTTATCCATATTGAATTGACTGATATTGTATCAAATTTTAAATAATTAGATGTATATGAATTCATTATCCAATTGCTTACAGTAGTATCGGAATTATTGAGAGTAAAAACATTAGCAGAATTACTATTGTAATAAACTGAAAATTTCCTGAAATTATGATTCTGTAATGCTATTCTAGATATATTTTTAGAAGATAGAAAAGTTACTCCTATAGTAACTTCTTGAATTGAACTACTTTCATATTGAGTTTTATAATTTCTATCAAATAAATAATCTACAGTAGATGTTCCACTTGACACGGCAATCAATGTTGTTGTATCAAGATAATTTTTTGTCAATATTTCCATATTGCTCATAAACTTTTGCTTAATCCTTGCTGTTTAAGTTTATAAAGAGCATTATCTATTTTTAGTGCAATCGATTTAGGATATTCCTCATCCATTATTGCAGTCTCGTTATATATATTAACTGTAGTTCCCATTTTCCCCATGATCCCGGAATCTTCAAGAGGAATAATAGCTTCATCTTTATTATTCTCTCCAGCGCGTATGAGCGTACCATAAGATCCCGGAGTACCCCGAATAAGTGCGCCTTCTTCTGCGCCTTTAAATTCTGTATTTCTAATTCTATTAACTTGTAATGCGCCGAAAGTAGCCGCTGTAGCGGCGGCTACCGCTCCCAACGCCGGGCCTACATAAGGAATACCAGCCATTGCGTTATATGCATTTATAGCAGCTTGAAAAGTAGCAACCATTGCATTTGCAATTGACATAGCTTTCCAAATTTTAAATTGTTTTTTAGAACTTTGATCCAAAGAATTATATATAAAATCCCATGCATTTTGGGTTGATTCTACATCTATTCCTTTGTTCTCGATTTTAAGTTTTAATAATTCAGTATCTATTTGACTTGATTTTTTATTATACTCTATTTGTTTTTCAAGTCTATCTTTCACTTCCTGATCGAATCTTAATTTATTTTCTATAGCTTCCTGATCTTTAATTGCTTTTATCGCTTGTGCTTGTGTTAGCTGAATTCCTTTATATTGTTCTGAAAACGCTTGTTCTACTGCAATTTGATTTTTAAGTTTTGAATCCAGAATAGCCGTCTCTTTAGCCGCAGATTCAGCCATAATATTATTCATATTATCTTGATGTGTGGCTTCAGTTTCTTCTTTTCTTGTTTTATGCTCTATGTCCGCTATTTCCAAATTTGCAAGTCTTTCCAATTCCTGATCAAGCATAGCTTGATTATGTTCAACTGTGCTTTCAAATACTGTATTTAAAGATTCTATATTAACGCCGGGAAGTTTATTTAATCCAGCAATAACAACATTTATTGCTTCTAAGATTGGAGTAGCAAAAAAATCCACTGCTTTAGATGCTGTTAATGCTATCCATGCAAACCCAACTTTAAAACTTTGTACAACTACTTCAAAACCAAATTGTACAGCTTGCCACGCAACTTCAAGCCCATATAAAATCGTACTCCAATTTTTAATAATTTGAACTATAGCGACTATGACAGGCATAAGTACAGTCAAGGCTACTTTCATCGCCGTTGACATATTATCCCATTTTTTATATACTATTACTATTTCCGCTACAGCGGCAGCAAGAGCTAACACAACTAAAGTTACTGGCCATATCGCCGCGCTAACCGTTACTCCGAATGCTACTGCTATTTTAGTTAAAAGAGCAATCGCAATTCCTGCCGCAGCAAATACTGAAATTGCTATTTTCCAACCATCTGATAATTTAGCAACCCATCCAAGTAAACCGGATAAAGCCGATGTAATGGCAGTCATTGCCGGTATAAGAATTTGTCCAAAAGCAGCAGAAACATCTTCAATGTTTTTCTTTAATTGTTTTTGTTGATTCGCATAACTATCACCTGTCCTTATCATATCTCCTTGTTGAGCAGTAGTGTTTTTCATGATTAAAGATAATGTAGCTTGCGCTTTAGTATGCGCATCAAGCGTACCTGTTCCCACTCTTAATCCCATATTCAAAGCTTCTTGTTTTAATGTTGCCTCATTAATGACAACATTGAATCGTCTTATTGGCTCGGTTTCCCCTATAAAAGCAGAGCGTATAGCATTTAATGCATCCGCAGTAGGAACATTATTAAATGATCCCATATCTGCTGCAAGTTTTACCATTTCTGACGATAAATTTGCGGCCTCTTCGGGAAGATATCCTAAATTTTGCAGCAGGCCACCCATCGTAGATGTCAATTCTAGCGCTTCAGTTTTTGACACTCCATAAGATGCATTTAATTCATTAACGCCTTTTGTAGCTTCTGCTAATGCAGTTTTAGAAGATTTAAAAATCTCATTAAATTTATTTTGCGCTTCGTTTTGATCTGAAGCAGCATTGGTCATTTTATTTACGGCTACAGCAACTCCGGCAGCCACTACTGTAACCGCCAACATAGAAGACTTTAATTTCCCAAATGTAGATGTTGTTTTTCCGCCTTGTTGTTCTGTTTTGCCTAATGTGCCGTTTAATTTTTCAATGTTAGCTACGGCCTGTTCTGTTGCGGCTTTGATTATTAGTCTGACTTCTTCCGAATTTGCCATACGCTTTCTTTTCTTCTTCTAATATTTTATTTTTGTAACCGGACATTTCAATGAACCATCTATGATCCATTTCTAAAACATATTCATAATCCACATTATAAAACAAACAAAATCCGGCTACTATTTCAACTATATCAAAGTCTAACTTTCGACTTGCAGTGGCTTTTTTTTTCCGTCTTTTACGCTATCTTTTGCCTCTTTGAGCCTTTCCATCGTTTCTTCAATGCTCATATCTGCGAATATGTTGTTAATGATGGCAGTATAAACATCAACATCAAGTTCATTTAATAATTCATCTTCATTTAATTTTGGTTGGCGAATTTTAAAAATGTCTATAAGAACATTTATACCTTCTTCCATTTTAATAATGGGATCATCGCCTTGATTACATTTCAGAAGTCTCAAATATAATTTAGTAGGCAATCCACTTGGAATCTTATAAACCTTTTCGCCAACCTGAATAACTTTGTCTTCTTTTTTTAATAAATTTGTATTCAATATTTCTGACATAAAACCTCTTTTAATAGTCTTCTGTTGCGTTATTTACTTTAATCTGACATACATAGCTTGTTGTCGTATCTTTTATTGCTGAAACGTCAAGTTCCTGATTTATAGCCTCTATGCTTCCTACCTGCGGATTAACGTTGTTAAAATAGCAGCAAGGAATATTGATTGACATCGAATAAGTCGAAGCCGCTGCGCTTAATGTAACGCCGGTATCAAGTATAATCTGTATTGCAGTTTTTGTAGCCTGAATAAACCTATTGTATGACGTAAGCGTGTCAAACTGCTGGTTAAGTTTTAATTTAACGTCCCTTCTTAATGGCGGCATTGCGTACACATAAGGTGATCCGAGAACCCTTTGTTCAGCAAGGTTATTTGCTAACGTAAACTCGAATCCTGTTATATACTCTGTGCTGACTGCTGATATTGTAGCACCTGTGTTGAATGTAACCCCTGAAAAATTCAACGGGTTTATATTCGTAAAACTTGCCGTCAAACTATCCGATGAGCTTGTGCCGTATCTTCCCATCAGTTCAAAAGTAGCAGTAATTGGAGAGCCAACTTCCCCTTTGATGGTCATGGTATTTACTCTCATGCCTTTGTACTGCCACTGGTTAGTGAGTCCTCTACGAACCGTCACAGTTAAGCCTTTAACATCATCGGCTGAGCTTGTGCCTTTGTTGTCTTCCATGTTGCCAACATTTAACGTATGCGAGTACGCGCCCACAGCCGTAAGTGTCGCGCTCGAGCACGTCCCGCCCATAGCCTGTTTCATCAGATAAATAAAACCGTCTGCGGCTATGTTAAGTGGAGCTTCAAGTGATCCGCTGACTGTCACATTACCTGTCATCCTGCGGGTAAAGTCTCTTGTCGTGTTAATCTCTTCTCGTCTTTGTTCTTCGATTTCTTTAATAAATCCTTCAGACGTAAATTCTACAAAAGTAGTAGCTGTCTGAACTGAACTATATGTTGATTCTTCGGCAATGCCGATATACGAATCATAACCTAAAAATGGAGTGCCGTTACCTACTGACATCTTCGTTCACCTCTTCTTTTTTAGTTTCTCTTACAATTACGAAACTATTTTTTCTTCCGTTTTTTACTTTCAATAGGTGTCTGCCTTCGCTATCGCTTACTTTAATTATGTTATCACCCGAAGGTAATGTAACGCCTCCGCTGTGATACTTTAAATAAGGGATTACCATAGGCCTGTGATCTACGTATTTAATTTTCATGCAGCCTCCTTAAATACATCAGGAGGCAACGTCTGAACTATCACGCTTGCAACCTGATTATCTTTTAAAACCTGCTGTAATTTATTTTCTCCTTCCTGAGCCGTAACAACTATCGGCACAATACGAGTCTGTATAATATGATTAAATTCCTGCTCTGTTAGCTTGCGCTGTACTGAGTCTTTAAGTACTTTTTTTATGTCCCTATATCCTACGTTTAGAAGTCCGCCCTTTGAACACTTAAAAATCTTTCTTTTCTGCGGAGTTAAAATTCCATTTACAAAATCACTCATCCACCTTGCGGAAAATAAAAGGTTCTGCGATGTACAGACAAGCTCTCCATTCGTGTCTATAAGCTGATTGTGGTTCATATACCAACGTTTATCTGAATCCTCGCCGCAATAATAGTTATCGTTCTGTCCCCAGCAGAAACCATATCCAATAAGATAATATTCATCGTATAACAAGTAAGTTGAAGCATGTACTAAAACACTATTCCCGACATTACTGGAAGCCTTTACGAACTCCCTGCATCCGCTTATTGGAGCGAATATTTCTTCTGTTTTGATGTTGTCCTGATTAACAAAATAAACAACATTCCCTTTCCAGTTCTTAGCCCATTCAGGATTTGCGGTAACGTTCATCATCAGGCAGATTCCTTTTGTCTGCTCAATGTAAGGTTTGCACCATTTATTGTAGTCAATTCCTGCATCTGCCAAGTAAACAAAATTCGGCTTAATGCCATGATTCAACAAATAGCCCATTGCCTTATCGATACTAAGGATGTCTACCGATTCATTCTTCTGTTTAATATCGTCTATCCGATATTCAAGTTCCGGTGAATAAGCTACACATATAGCCTTACGACCTACGCCATGGCCATAGAGCCTTTGATTGCTTATTCCTTTCTGACGCATTATCTCACCGTTTTCTTTAGCGTGTGAACGCCATGTTCCTTCCCACTGCTTCATTGCGCCTTTACTCTGTTTGAGTACTTCCGCCTGACTTAACATTTTAACCTCTTCTTTTTATTCTCAATTGTATTTCCGATCTGGCGTTATAGCCTTCATCGGTTATATAGTTTGTCCCTGTGATCAAACAGGAATCAACTGTATTCGATAGTGTTATATAATTTCTTAATAAATTGTGGATATTCTGAGTAAGCTGAATCATTTCATTGTCGATCTCTTCGCCGTCTTCGCCAGTTCCCTGTCCGTAGTCTGTGACAGCCACAATATTAAATTCCGCTTCCGTTTCACGTCTTGCAGTCATTCCCATCGTAATATGATCATCAACAGTGCTTGCCAATTCAACAAATATAGCAGGATAATTTATATTAAGTACAGGCTGACGCTTTGAATTGCCGCCTGTTATATAAGCAACTTTACTTGTCATACTCGCGCTTACATTATAAGAGCTTGTGTTAGTGTTGTTCTTATCAATGAGATTCTTCAGACTGTTTTTTATGCTTAATATATTAACTGCCATACTATCCTTTTATATAACTTAATAAGTCTGTCAAGAATTTTACTCTTAACTTAGAATTGATCCACATAAAAGAACGAATTGGAATATATTTTGTGCCGTACTCATGGAACTTAGCATACTTCTTTTTTGTGAATACTCTTGCTTCTTCATTGTTTGCCGCCCATCTTATTGATGTCCTAAGCTGTCCCGTATCCCTTAATAATTTAGAACCGCCCTTGTGCCGTTTCCCTGATCGCTCTTTTTTAAGTGGTTTCCATGGGCTCCCATCTTCATCTGTCTCAACATTAAAACTGTTCAACACATCTTTCCATGCCTTCGCGCCTATTACGTCCATTGCGGTCTTAGGATATTTAGCCCGTTCTTTCATCTGCTCAAATCTACGATTAACAACTTTTAACGCTGATGTATCAACGGTTATCACTTACACTGTCCTCTAAATCCTCGTCGAATTTCCATTCTAAATCACTATCAATATCAAAGAATGGCTGATAATTCATTGTGTTGGAACTGACCTGATCCATAACCTCTTCTTCCTGTGAAGGAACTGCGCTTCCACTTGTATCTACTAAATCAATGTCTCCGTTCTGAATTTCATTCAAAAATTCAAGAGCATTATTCTTGTGTTCTTCTACCCATTCATTTTTGTTCTGCGCATCCTGTGAATAAAACGACCTCATTGTATAATAGCAGGTTATGTCTTCCGCTATTGTCCGTATGAAAGGCGGAACGGCGGTACTCGTAAATGGAACTGAATACCGCCTTGCGCACTTGCCATTGATCAATCCATCTACTCTGCGAATATGTACATCAATGGTTACAGCACATTGAGAATATCCTGTTGCCGTACTTGTGGCCGGCAATTTCGGCAACATTGCATATATAGCTGTAATTGAACAATAAGCCATTTATTTACCTTTCTTTTTTGACTTTGATGCTATTGTGTAAATAACTTTGTTGTTTTTATACATGCCCGTAAGCCTGCTTTTAACAACGCCGTTATGATACGTAACATGCTCAATTACCTTTTCTTTATCGTTCCCTTTCGGATCACGAAAATTACGTTTCTCGATATCGACCTTTTTAATGTTCTTATCCTGAAACGCCTGTTCATTGAACTTCGTTACTTTAGCATCTTCTTTTTTTCTTTCAGCTTCGATTTGCTTTTTTTCAATAATATTGTCCATATTTACCTCGTTATATTAACGCTACTGTCTTAAACAGATAAGCGGTTAAAGTACAGATCACTTTCGGTGATGCTTTATACTCAACTTCGACCCAGTCTGCTCTGATCTTGTCGTCCCAGTATTTATAAACGTTGTACGGAACGCCGTGTTCTCTTACTCTCATAAGATTAGCGGTCGTCAACTTCTTAATCCCGGGTACGCCCTCGAAATAAGCAAACAGCGCATCCGATGGCCATATAGCAGTTGATGTAGCCGCAAGTCCTTCCTGGTTTGTTTCGTACATTGCCGAACCAACAAGAAACTGAGAAACGTCGAACATGCTTGCAAGAATCTGTTCCGTAAGGATCTGATCTTTTGTATATGCAAGTCTGTTATAAACATTCGCATTTTCTTTCAGTGCTGCAAGTACAGCCCAGTTAGTAATAACTGTATTCGGTCTTTTCCCGGAAACACCCAGGATAAAACCTGTCGCACTAAGTCCGTTCTGAATAGGAGCGGATGTGGTCGTGTTATAGTTCCAGCTTGTCGCGGTTGTTAAAGTCGCGTTATTTCCGAAAGTAGTAGTAGTGAAAAGAAGATCTGAAACAGTTTTCTCCATTCTCATCTGTAACTTATCAATCAGAAATTCGGTTGTATCAACATCCAGCGAACCGGGCAGATCGGAATTCGCTCTGTCTTCTGCTGAAATATTGTCTTTCAACGCCCTCTTATCAAGATGATAAGTAGATGTCGATGCGCTCCAGCTTACTTGATTTGCAGGAGCTTTATTCCCCCTGAAATCCTGCTCGAGCCTGAAATCTTTATTGTAAATCCAGTACTCACCTGAGTCCTGTGTTACAAATACATCCTTCATGAATTTCGGATAAATATATTCCGAATTCATGAATTTTAAAGACACATTAGATAATGCTTTTGATATACTTAATGAACCTTCTGGCATAATATTCCTCCTATGTAGCCGCTAATGTTACGTTGTTAAACGGATAAGGTGTTGGATTAACGAACACTGAAATAACGCTGTTTGTTGAACCATCTTCCAGAGCCCTTCCCAAAATAACGAAATTAGTAGATGTGATATTTGCTGTCTGAGTCTGAGCATAGCCAACAGGCTCAATATGTCCGCGTCTTGTAGTAGTTGAAATTCCTCTATAAGCTGCGACAAAACTAAACGCCGGTACTGAGCAAGCGCATATTGCCTTGCTTACGCCGAACATTCTAACCGTACAATACTGACTTGTAGCTGACAACTGATTTGACTGATTTATACCAATCGCATAATGAGCATTGTTGCTGCCTGCGGTAGTAGAATCATTCGTAACGTATGCGGTCATGTCTGCGCTGGTAGTTGTCTCGCCCGCGCCTACTGCAAGAAACTGACTTGTTGAAGTCAGAAGACTTGCACCGGCATTAAATGTCATATCAAATTCCTGACCAGTTCCTTTAATAGCCATAGTTAAACCTCCTTAACTGCTTTGAAAGCATAATTGTAAGCTTCTTTGTAAGATGCATCTTTATGCTCTTTCATATATTCTTCGATTTTCTCAACGATCTTTTCATCCTTCTCTTCGTCTTTCATCTCTGAATATTTTTTCGGCTTTTCAGTCTGCTTTGATTTCTCGCCTATTTCAACGAGTTTCGGCATTCCTTCTACAAGTCCTTTTACAGATTCAAAATCTTTACCAGCTAATGCGGTATATTTTTCGACCTGCGCGGGGAGTATCTTGCAGTCGGCAACTGCCTTTTCGATAAAGGATTTTATTTCCTTATCTTTCATTTCTTTATGGCTATTTTCAATAGTTTCTGTCAGTTTTTTGACCTGTCCTTCAAGATTAGATATTGAATCTTTATACTGTTTGATTTCGCTTTCCTGTCCCTGAAGTTTCAGTTCATATTCCTTGACCTTGCCTTCCATTATGGAATAAATCTTATCGTCCATGTTGTTATCCTCTTCATGGTAAGTTTTTAATTGTTCATATTCAAGTTTGTTTTCAGTATATAACGCTATAAAATCATCAAGATTTGATACAGCCGGAGTGTCCGCCCCCAAGAGAGCAACCGCTTTTAATACTCGTCTGTACTTCTTCTCGTCAATCTTCAGATCCCAGTATATTTCAGAACTGAAACGCCCGTAAGCCTTTTTGTCAATCAGTTCTTTAACTTTCCTCGGTATGCCCTTGAAATCTGCTACCAGTTTCTTCCCTACACGTTTAAGATTAACAACCCATCCAGCCGCCGGTAAGCCGTCCTTCTGTAAAAGAACCTGCTTGTCATTGTGTCCGAGTTTCAGGTAAGGTTTAACTTCATTCATTAACAGTGAATGAGCTTCAACCATATCATCTAAATCTTTCTCCGTGTATTCTTCGCCGTTCCATTTTCCGACAGAGAATATCTCAACATCATTAACATCAAATGTTTCAGACGGCTTGAAATCCTTGTCTTGTTCCGGCATTATTTCTTCCTCCAACCTGTGGCAACAAATCTCGCTGTACAACTTGCTGTTGCGATCGCCATACTTACAGTTCCGGTTGTGGTAGTTCCGCAATTAAGCCCTGCCCCGAAATTTAAATTATACGTTGTTACCGGGCCTGCGGTCTGTGTCGGGAACTGTGTTATTACATCAGTACCGGCATAAAGCGTAACGTCTGAACTACCTGATGCAAGCGACAAATTGACTTGAATGAAGTCAAGAATAAAATCATCTGATGCCGTAGCTGATGCAAAGATAGCAAACGCTCCAAGCGTAGTCTTGCTGCCTGTAGTCTGTAGCCTTTCCCATCCGGGAGAGATATCTGTCTGCTTTCCCGTGAAAGGGTTAAATCTAAAAGCTGTTATTGTATTTGTGAGAGCCATTTTGTTCTCCTAACTTAGAATTATTTCAACGTGTTTATTTTCAATTTTCGCTTATAGTTAAATTCCAATGCACTGTATTTGATGCGCCGCTTAAATCTTTAATTTCAAGCGCATATTTATAATCTTTATTCAATATCCAGTAACTCGCCTCTTCAATTGATCCGGGAGCTTTAACAACCGGCCCGGAAAAAGCAGGTATTCCGTTCTGATAAACTGCATAGCCCGGAGATGTAGCCCATGTTGGAGCTTTAATGAATTGAGTCGTGGATGTTCTTGTTAATGTTCTATTCTTACAATAACTTGTCAACGTAGTACCTGATGCTGCTGTGTAAGTTACATTTTCCCAGAATATCATTTTAGATGCCGCATCTGATCCTACCATGCCAGCAAGAGCTACCGTATTCGTAGCCGGTATAATAAGTATAACGCTTGATCCGGCCCCTGCCAATGTATGTTCAGTATTAACATTATGAAATTGGCCATCCAATAATTTGTAACACTGAATATCCATAGTCATCTGTGCACCGAATGTATTATCTTTAACCCCCATAATTCCTCCTATGCTAACTCAACAAAATTCCCCTGTGTTCTTTTAACAGCAGGTATATTGAAATTCCCGTTAAATTCATCATCTTTAAATATTGGTATCAATAATGATCTACAGTTGTAGTGAAGCGGCGCATTGTAGAGACTGGCTTCGTTTGGTTTAAGTATCTTGCCATCCAATGAGCTGCAAAGCTCTGTTGTGCGTCCGTCAAGTATCGCACTAAATTCATATCCTACTATCTCATTCGATATTGTTCCAAACTGCTGTAAGCGTCCTTCGTTATAGCCTGAACTTGTCACAGTCCTGACTATTGTTTCAATCTGCGGCTTTCCGTAGGTTGTATCATACATCTTCAAAGAATCATCAATCATCTTTACTATCTCTTTCACGCCCGCACCTGAGCGTATGCCTTCTGTAACAATAGGCTTTACCTTCCCAAGTATTCTTTGTGTTTCTGCTGCGCTTATGTCGTATGCGTATGTCTCAATCCATTGTGCTATCTGCTCATCATTAAGAACTAAAGTATCATCAACTATATAAGTCTTTACTGTGCCTCTGCCTGCCGATACAGCGTCCCTTAATATCTGCCTTAGTATCTGTTCAATGCGTGTTTGGTATTTGATATTTAATTCCTGGATTGCTGCGAATTTCTTCTTCTCAATTATCTGCTTACGTTTAATATCGTCTACCAATGCATTTATGCTAAGCTTGAACATATCCGCTAATTGCTCTTTGTACTTAGCCTCTATACTATTCATGTCGTTTTCAATCTGCTTGAAATTAACACGCTTGGTATAATCGGAATACTTGGTTAATTTCTTTTCTTCTTTCTCGGCTTCTTTTCCTTCCGGCTTCTTTCCTTGATCCGGTTTTCCTTCTTTATCCGAATTCTCGTTTCCTCTGATTTCATTTGCAATTTCCTCTTTCTTTGCATTTATTTCGTCAAGCTCATCTTGCTCAATCTCAGGCGCGTCTATTGACTGTAAGAACCAGTTTATATGAGTATCTGTAACGGGTATCTTGCCACCATTAACAGCCATAAGCCACAAATTAAGCATCTTGTCCTTTTCCTGCTTATCTATGTTGTTAAACTTAAACGCTGCCTCTATGTCCTGTCCAAAGTTATATTTAATAAGCGGATCAACTAATTTCTGTGTGACCATTCTTTCAAGTTGCCTGCGGACAAAATCAACGATAGTATAAAACATATCGAATTGTTCTTGCCCTAACGAATAAGAACCGCCGCCCGTAGCTGCGCCCGATAGTCCAAGTAAGTCAGGAACTAACATAGCCCGCGCTATGGACATATTGTGCTTGTCTATTGCTTTCTCGTAGTTATCAGTGCCTTTGCTGGCTTCCTTAAAGTCTATCATAAAGCCTTCAGGGAATACGCCAAAAGACTTTGCCTGTATATTCTCACCTATCTTTTTGAGGTCCGATATAGCCCCTGGCGATGCTGTCTTCGGATATGTGCCATAACCAAACGGCATACCGTGTCTTTCAAGATAAATATTCCAGAATTTTATTATTGCATTCTTTGACCAATAAGCTCTGTAAACTCCCTGATTAAGTGCCGACACGCCATAGGGATTATCCCATTCGGACTGATAAACAAAATGCAGAAACTTATCAGGCTGTAGATGAATCGTGTCCCCTGTGACGTTCTGCTGTATGTCGGTTATGTTGCCGTAGTCATCAAGTACGAACTCGAAATGATGCGGCATTCTTGTCTTGAGCTTATCAAGTTTAATCTTGCCTTCGTCTTGTTTTAGTATGATCTCAGTAAGCGAATAGCCGTAATCTAACGCGGATAAAACATTAAACAGCTTCATGATAAAGATATCATCAAGCTGATTAAAATTATCTGTTATGAATTGCTGTGCTTCTTCGTGTTCACACTCGATGTCCCATTGTGCGCCGAGGATAATGTATTTGAATAGTTTGAGTACTGCGGATACCTGATCATCTCCACGCATCTCATCAAAGATGTCGTAATTGCCTTTCTTCTGGAAAAGCTTGTCAGGGTTGTAATAAGGTATATTGTAATTAGTGTATAAAGACGAGTCTGCCTTTGTTACTGACTGGAAGGCTTCTCTTAATATCTTTTCAGGCTGTTCTTTATTGTAAGAAAACTTACCAATTGTGAATTGCAATTATCATAATACCTTTTGTGGAGTCTTTTTAGGTTGTTGTTTTCAATTACATCATAATAAACATTTAATAATAACATGTCAAGAATAATTTAAAAGCAAATATTATTAAGCACAATAAATATAGTAGTTAAAACATTTATTCCTGCCCATATCCATAATATTGTATTATAACTCATTTTTTTTACCATTGTTCTTCTACGGTTCTATCATAAGTCTCTACGCTTACAGGCGCGTTATTCCTTGAATCTGAGTATAGTGCATAACGAATTGAATCCGCCATATCATCGTTGACTTTCAAGGGTACTTCTTTTATCGTGTTTTTAGAATCCCATATATAAGAATCCATTTCCCTTAACGTGTAAGTACATTCCTGATTTATTAACAACTGCTTATTCCCAATCATCCCTTTAACGTGCATTATGCCATCAAATACATCTTTAATGGCTGGCTCTGCCGGTATCGCTTCCCGCTGTAAATCTTCTATAATCTCAGGCCTTGAACTATCACAATATATAATCTCAATAGGATATTCAAGCATTATTTCTTTGACTTTATTTATTATATCAGAACTGGACATTTTACGCTGATACAATTCAGCATACTGATAATATGTATTTTCTCTTATGCCCATAATGCTCATTGCTGTCGGATGTTCAAATCCAAAGTCAAGCCCTGCGATCCATCTGCCTATCTTGTGTCTATCGGGTAATTTATCAGGCTTTATTCTCTGTGTCATGGGAAAGTTATATATGAGTCCTTCAAGACTGCCCCATTTCCCCATTACCATTCTTTCGTAGTATTCAGGATTAGTACGTTTAAATGTCTCTATATCCTTGAGATATTCTGCCGGTAAATAACTATTATCAGCGGAAATAGAGTAAATGACTTCACTGTTGTCTATGGGAGTTTCAATAAAATATTTATAAACATAATTCCCGAACGTCCCCGGATTAGTAGCCCCGAATAGACATCCCGGCATTCCCTGTTGTCTTAATCTTGTACGCAGCATTTTAAATATTTCTTCAGTCGTGTCGGTCATTTCCTCAATTGCCGCAAATCCGAGGTTCAATGACTTTAACTTATTGGCATCATCAAACGACCTGAATATAACTTCTGATCCATTTAAGAATACAAAATGCTGTTCTGTTTTATTGTATGATTTGAGTATTTCAGGAGGTACTATATTAAGAAATTCTCTGAGTGTTGTGTCTCTAAGTAAAGGGTAAGTCTGTGCGCCTATAAGTCCAAATATGCCGGAGTAAGATTGAATTAACGCTAAAGCCTTCAGACAAATTGAGTAAGTTTTTCCGCTGCCGACACCCCCTGAATTGAGTGTATACTTCTTTGTGGAATTTACAAAATCTGCCTGATGAGATATTAGATCAAACGCTATCTGTTTCATGCTTTGTCTTATTACGATAGATTATCTCTATGCCTTCGGGAGAACTAATCTCATGTTTCTCTGATGCCTTGCCTGACATCTTCATAAACGATAATATATCGTTTGTCTTAGCTTTCATCATGCCTTCTAAAATCTTATAGTATAGTAAAGGCATTTTACGCACTTCTTCAGCGTTCCTTTGTGTCTTAATTAACGTTAAAAGTCTGTCTACTTCCTCTATTGGTAATAAAGATATATGGTTTACTATGTTGTCCAAATCATTTTGAGATAACATGTTGTCTTCTTTGAGATAGTTAAAGTAGTTCTTCGGTCTGCCGTTTCTTTCAGGCTGATTATCTTTACTAAATTGTGTATTCTTTCCTACTATTCCTATGTCTGGATTCATAAACCGTTTAAAAACCGTTTTTACTATTTATATTAAATATATATTCATTTTCTATAATTTGTCAATTATTCTTTTGACTTCCACAAGAAACCAATCAAATTAACCACTTCCGAATATTTAGCAGGATTGATCTCCAGTATCTTATCAAGGTACTTTCTGGCTTTATCGTAGTCTTTATAGAAACGTGATTCAATCATTACAAGATAATAAATGAAATCTTCCATGCCTGGCTTCTGTTCTGCGAGTTCCTCGAATAGTGCTTTGCTCTGTTTTATGTGGTTAGTGATATTACATTCTTTGGCTTTATTCTCATCCCACTGATGATAAAGATAAGCAAGTTGTTTTCTGATTTTATAGTGGTTTCCTGTCGGTTCGAGTGCTTCTTTTAATACTCTTTCCTGCTCATGTAAGTCTTTAAAGTTCTTAATGGCGTTCATTACCCATGCGTCAGGATAGCCTTTAAATACCTGTCGGGCTTCTTCCCATTTCTCATTTTTGAATAAGTCCATTGCTTTCTTTTGTTTCTCAAGAATAGACACTATATCAAGATAGTTTTCTTTTATTACAATCCTTGGAACTTTTGCCTTTTTACATAATACGGTATAACCATACAAGAGTTCATCTTCTGTTATTATTTCAAATCCGGCTTTATTCAGTATGTTGTTAAGGCTGACTTTTGTAAATTGGTTTACATGGTTAAGATGATAAAGCTCTTCAAATTCACTGCAAAGATTTCCTGAAGGTTCATCAAGGATTGCGTCCTGTACTACATAAGGAACGCTAATATATAGATATCCGTTGTCATTAAGTTTGTCATTGAATTTGTCCAGTAGTTTGTCCGGATATTGAACGTGTTCGAGTGTATGATAACAGGAGATAAAGTCAAACTTCTGATCCGGTATTGTCTCTGTAATGTCTATGCCATATTCGTATTTCCCGAACTTACGTAGAACGTCATTAGATTCCACTCCATACGAATTTACAGACACGGTTTCATTCAAATCTTTATCATGTATTTTAATTTTATCGTCATAAAATCCACATTCAATAAATTCATCAAACCATTTTAAAAAATATCCAGTTGCAGCTCCGTAGTCTAATACATTGATACAATTATCATCATTATCAAATTTTAATTTATTCTTCAAAAACTTTTCATGATAATATAGTTTACGTCTTTTAGTTATAAGCGATCCAATGTCAACTATCCTGACTAAACTTTCATAGCGTCTTTTTAATTCTTCGTCATCTGTGTAATCGTATGTGACAAATCCGCAATTCTTACAAATCTTAAATCCTACTGGCTCATCAATAAGATAGTCCCTTTCATACCAGTATTTCTGATCTCTTAAATAATCAAGACTTTTCCAGTCTGATGAATCACATACGCTGCATGTTTTGTTTTCTATTATCATTATAACCTCTTAATTTATTATTTGTTCTGCATTCATTATTCTTAATCCAGACAATATTTTATATTTCTCTGCTTCTAAAAAATAAATAATATTCATCGGTAAAATCTGATTATCATAACACACTATTTTACCATCTTTAAACCATGCGTAAATTAAACAAGGTTCATCATTCTCTACACATTCAATAGCGAGTTTTAATTGCTGAATCATTTTTTCTTTATTCATTTTATTACTTTCTCCAGTTCTTTAACGCTTAACATGTGTCTTTGATCTGTTACCGATTTTCCATCTATCGAACATTCTACCATGAAATGTTTTACATCTATTGCTTTAAATGCCTTGTAAGTATCTCTCACGTATTCTTTACGTCCTACGCTATGAGAACAATCAACAATAAGCCTGTCAAATATGTCCGGTCTTTCAATCTTTATCCTGATAACGCCTTTTAAATCAGGTGACCAGCGACTATCTTGTTCACGGTCTATATTGACTTCCCCTCTTTCTATTATGTAAGGTTTTCTATTGTATCTGTCAACAATTAAATCATATAAGTCAATGGTTTCCTGAATAGTCATCGCCGGAGAACGCTTCAGCATTATGTCGCCTTTGTATAAATCACATAACGATTGAATTAAAGAATAGTTTGAACAGTTCCGAGCTCCTATCCAAAGAAAGTCCAACTGATTACATTCAGCTACCTGCTGCGGAGTCTGAACTTCTGTTCCTACTGGCATCAGTCTTTCCCGGATATATTCAAGTACGAATAAGCCTTTAGCTCCTACGCCTTCATAGTAACGATCAGCCCTTGTCCCACCCATGAACAGTTTAGTTCTAAAATGAGTAGCAATACCTTTTAATGCTTCTGCTGTTTCTCTTACGTGCTTTTTATCTGCTAATGATATAAAGCCACATGTTCCGCAAATTAGAATAGTCTTTTCCTCCAGAATTTCTTTAATTTCATTTCATTGTACTCTTTCATTTCTTCCGGCTTCGCTTTCGGCATATAATACTTTCTTCGCATCAACTCGCCTTCAATTATAGTTTCTTTCCGTTCAAGATCATTTGCATACAGATATCCGTTTGTACTTCGCTTGATCTCATATATCTGCTCTATAAGTTTTACAAGGTTCTTACTTGGTATCTTATAGACTTGTAAACGAAAAGATTCTATACTTACATCGATGAGCTTTTGAGCCATTGATAAACCTTTTCCATTCCTTCCCGATATTTTGTTTTGCATTCCCAGTCTAAAAGATTATAAGCCTTTGATGTACTTACATCTTCTTTCTGGAAATCTCCATAACGAGTAAAGCCACGTTTTAAATTAACTGAATTACCTGTCAAAGCCATTACAACACTGATGGTATCCATGATCGATATCTGTTCACTGCCGCAAAGATTTATTATCTCACCATTGCATTTATCAAAATTCATGCAGGCTTTATAAATGCCATCAATAAGATCATCGATATAAATATATGTCCGTGTCTGGCTGCCGTCACCATTTATGTTTATTGTCTCGCCTTTTAACGCTTTATCTAAGGCTATGTAATTAAATAATTCTTTCCGCATCCCTTCGCCGTACACTGTACCAATTCGCAGTATGCAATATTTTAGCCCGGGCATACCCTTTAAGATGTACTCGCCAGCCATTTTACTTGCTGCATACGGTTCATTTGTCAAAGGATAGGATGTTTCATCAACGTATCTGTCACTGTGGTAAACGCAGCAGGTTGAAATAAATATCATCGGTATATCGTGTTTGACACAGAACTTAGCGACTTCATAAGTACCCCGAATATTAACTTGAAAATTATTGTCTTGATCTTTGATCGATTCATTAAGGTCTGCTATGGCTGCCATGTGCACAACCATATGAACAGGCTCAGGAATTATAATCTCGTTTATTTCAAGTATGTTTCTTTCAGGTAAATCAAAAGGAATTACTGTAATGTTTTCCTGCTGTAGTTTCCTACAGAACGCTGAAGGGATAAACCCCTTATTCCCGGTTACAAGTATATTCATACGTTATCTGGATGCTCCGCCTCTTGTGTTAATTGACCGTTCCTTTTCCGGTAATACCAGAGAACGTCTTTATAATAAGCAATAGTGCAATGTTGTTTTAATCTGTCTAAAAACTCACCACCTATTTTATATCTCAATCCTGACTTGAATTTAAGCTCATTAATGAGCCTCTTGTTTATCAATGCAGATCCCAGGTGTTCAGTGTTATGTTCAACTCGTTCTGCTAATTGGTTAGATTCTTCATCAAGTCTTTCATATCCTGCCATGCATACATCGTCATGGCTTTCTTCAAGTACATCGTGCATTGTCTGTAAAGCCGTGTCACAGAAGACATCATCAGCGTCAAGAGCAACTATATATTTCCCTCTGGACATTTCCAGTGCCTTGTTAGAATTAAACGCCTGCCCCCTGTTCTCTGGATTTCTTACAAACTGAATTTTGCGCCTTTCGTTGTAATGTAAAGTCTCCAAATATTCGGCGATCTTCTCACAAGTCTTGTCTGTTGAGCAATCATCAATTATGATGTATTCCCAATCATCAAATGTCTGGTTAATTACCGATTTCATGGTTTCCTGAATATACTTTTCAACATTGTAGGCCGTTGTATAGACTGTTATTTTAGTCTGTTTATTGATACGTAGTAAATATTTATTCTGCTTCAGTAAATTGATAATGTCAAGCGTCCCAGGTCTTTTAAGTAACGAAAAAAGAACTCGTAATAGCGTCAAGTCTTCTTCGTAATCCATAGTCAATCTGAATGAGTGCTGATATTCAAACGGCGGGAAATATTCAATCCAGTTATTTTCGGGCAGCTTCAAATAATAGCTTGTGAATTCTGAAAACTTATCACCAAGCATCTTGACGGCCCTTCGGAGTGCGTCAACGCTTATTACTTCTCCGGCGATGCCTTCAGGACACTTTGACATATAAGTATAGTCTCTATTGCCTTTAATGTGAAAATCTATCTGAAGGAATAACAACGTCAAATCAATTAAAATGTCATCATGCGTTATTCTGATAATGTGGTCAAAGCAGTATTCTTCAGCACATTCTAAAAGTCTGTGACTTGGGCAAAATGAACCTTGGAACACTTCAATGCCTTTGCTTTTTGCGATATCAATTATTTTCTGCTGTTGTCCGTCGTTTGGAACGGCTACCACTACTTCGTATTTATCATTGATTACATGATCTAAAAGAATTTCAAAACATGTCTTGCCGTTTATTTCTTCCAGAATCTTTTCATGCATTCTGCTTGATTGTAAACGTGTTGGAATTATAATTCCGATGTTGTTTTCTTCTCTGTTCATTTGTAACTCTCCATAGAACTGCAATTTCTACATGCATTATTATAAATTCTATGCTGTAAATTATCAATTAAATTCAATCGTCTTTCGCTATTCCATATTTCCTTTAATGATTTATCACCAAGCCTTCCCATGTATAATTCAGATTGTAAAGCGTAAGCAACACAACAAGCATAAACGAATCCATTCTCGGAAATTACCATTCGGCGATTAGGCTGATTGCAGTATTTTCTTTCTCCGCTTTGCAACATGTTTATATAAATATCCTGTTGATTGCGTTCAATAGCTGGTCTTATATCGTAATCAACTTCATCACCAAAAAATTCTTTAAACGCTTCATCCGGTTCTGAAATTTTAGTTGTGCGCCTATTTAAGATAACTTTCGGCATATTATGTTCTTTACGAAGTGCACTTAGTTTGTCAAGGCTGGCAAGTGTCTGAAAGAAGTCCGCTCCTTTACGAATGCGGTTATAAATTGCTTCTGCGGATGAATCGAAGCTAACTTTCAGATTGTCAATTGTCCATGCTAACGTATTCAATTCAAATTCACTATAAGTGTCTGCGAGTGCTGTATTAAGCATTGTGTAGAATCCATTAGCTTTAAACAGCATAAATATTTCAGGCCAGTTCGGATGACTTAATGCCTCGCCTCTCCAGTTGAATTTTATCGAAGGAATACGCATCTCTTTTGCTTGTTTAAAAATGTCATAGACTAAATGCAGGTCTATATCCTTTGCAGGATATTTATGTTCTTTACGAAAGCAGAATTCACAATTAAGTTTGCATTTTGTGGACAGCTCTAAATCAATATGAGCCGGTGAGGAAAAACTGATGTATTTTGCGAGATGCCATTTAAGGCGTGCTTTTATCATTCAATTTATTGTATTACTGTTATTTTCAATTACAACTTTATCTTTTAATATTTCTTCTAATTTTGTCAATCTTTTTTTTCGTCTGTATAAAATATAATTACCGATTAAAAAGCATGTAAAAAATATCATGGAAATTACAGCATAAGTATAAAAAATAACATTTAATATTTTCATCTATCCTGCCGATCCTTTAAATTACTGCGTATAAATCCTATTATAAATAAGATTACAAGTATAGCGATAATAATTAAAAATATTATTCCGAGTGTGTATATCATAGTTTTAATGTATACCCCCTTTGTTTAATGTCAAGTGTTATTTACTGAAATAAATCCTGCTGTGCCTTATCCCCGATTCCATTCCAGTACAGTTTTTCTATTATCTTTTTTTTATCGTGTGAATTTTTATTGTTCATTAGTGATTCTTTGTGTTTTGCGGCAATCTCTATAAATAACTTATCCTCGCAAAATGAAGACGAAAAATAAACCGGTATTTTCTGACTTTTAGCCCACTCATAAAACTCCTGTGTATTAAATTCTATTCCGTAATAATTTTCTTTTTTTCCTTCTTTTTGGTTATAAGGAATATCACAATAAATAACAGAATTTGATTTAATCTTGACATCCCTATAATCTTTAGAAAATACCTCCAGTTGTTCCAGTTGTTCCAGTCGTTCCAGTCGTTCCAGTTGTTGCAGTCGTTCCAGTTGTTCCAGTCGTTCCAGTTGTTCCAGTTGTTGCAGTTCAAAACGTCCGCTTAATTTTGCCTGTTCTTTAAATTCTTTAATCAATGCAACTCGTTTTTCTGACGTATAATCGTATCCATGACTAAACAAATATTCATGTGCTTCGTGTTTAATTTCTTCAATGTCCTTCCCGAAAATATATGAATCACCATTATTTCCAAAACTCCAAATCCAGCGGATATATAAATCCTTATCCTTTTCAGCAGAAAACTGTTCTCGGCTTATCCATCTTTTTTCATTTTTATATTTTCCGTTTATTGCGTCTTGAAACAAAACCATCGTTCCTTGAATATCGTTAGCAATTATATTTTTCCACTTATTATGTAATAAAGCACAATGAGTAATCGCACCGCCTCCAGCAAATAGATCATATAAATTTTCAGCTTCTGGTAAATGCAAGATAATCCATTCCGCTATTTTTGACTTACTTCCTTGATATGAAAATCCATATTTCATTCATCCACCTTCCCTATTCTTTCACCTTGCGGCACATAAGTCTCATTGCATTCTTGACAGTAATGTGTATAAACAGTTGTTATCTTTCCGTTATTCCTGTAATGTTTCTCATAGTGTGCCATGTTGTTTTTATGGTACTTTGTTTTAACGCCTCTCATTCTGCACTTTTGGCAATACAAATAATTATTCCAAGATTCTCTTGGTTCTATGATGCTATTTCTTTTTAAAGAGAACGGCTTCAATAAATCTTTTGCCGCTTGTGTCGCTACATTATTCCCGGCGTTCCATTGCTCGAACATTATTTATCCTCACTATGTATTTTAAACAAATATTCCATTTCTTCCTGAAGCTGTTTTATTTTATTATCAAGTTTCCAAACTACAAATGCAAAAATTGCCACTAAAACCGCCGTTAATAAAATCATTTCTCTTTCTCCAGCTTAACAATTTTATTTGCGAAATACCTAGCGCAGCATCCTATACAGTCAGGATAGCGGCCTCCTCCTGTCTTTTGTGTAACACAGTAATCGCTACTTTGCTTGCCACACCATTTCTCGAACTGCTTGACTAATTTTTCTTCTTTCATTTTATTACTCCTTGTTTAATCTTTAGTTTCTTCAAGATTCTTACCGAGTGATTTTAAACGCCCTTCTGTTCCAAATGGAGTTTCTCCTGAATCGTCTTCTGTCATTATTTTAATCACTGGCGTTATCATTGTTACATCTAACGCAATATCAACAGGCAACAATACTATATCTTTAATTAATCCTAAAATACTCATAATATTCCTCCTATTTCTTTTCTCCCTTGATCTAGAATTTATACCATTTACGTTTATAATTTTTGCAATCGTTATTTTCATTCATCTTTAATAGACCATGATGAGTTTTATATTTTTTCATTTCCTCAATCGATAATAAATATGCTGGCATACCACATTCTATAATATTTACCATAGTTCTGAACCATTTACAATCTTTACAATATACTTTCATTTCTTTTCTCCTATAAGTTTTATTTCTGCATCGGTTAAATCTTTTTGCAAAACTAAAAATTCTTGATTTAACTCTGCATCATTTTCTAATTTTTTATTTGATAAATATACTAATTTAGTTACTACCACTCGTAACCTTGCAGCGGCTTCTCTGTTTATAACACTATCTCTTTTAGCGGCAACTACTAAATTTGAATTCTGTTTAATCTCGAATTCCAGCATTGAGATTTTACCCTGATATTCCGCCTCGATTATTTTAACGCGGTCTTTCCAGTCCTCGTCAAGCTCGTTTAGCTTTTTTCTAATTTTAGCTTCAGCTTCCTTGCGTTCATCGAGGCGGGCGCGTTCTATTGCTTTCTTGATGTTACGGCTGAATATCATTTTATTTTGGTCTCCCACATCAATTTAATAGGATTTCCGCAGTGTTTGCATAGCATTGATAAAACATTTAAATCCACGCCATGCGTTTTTCCGCAATGAGGGCAGGTGATTTTCCCGAACATACTTTCCCGTAATTCCGGTTTAACTTTCTTTATTCGTTTCATATCCCTTCCTTTAATTTTTTTAAATCGTAATCAGACATTTGATTAAAAACATTATTCCAAAATAAAATAGGATCATCGCAGTAAGTAGGTTTTCCGATGTGCCAGAATCCGCATCGCCTACATTTATAAGGATAAGCAACTAGATTCTTTAATTTAAATAATTTTCTTGTTGCTATACATGCTCCAGTTATGGATTTATGTTTAATTTTACCGGCACATGATATTCTTTTTTTACGTTTCATATTCCCCTCTCCACTTTACAAGCCCCTCCCCAACACTGGCACTTATGCTTAATACAGATAGACACGGTATCAGTCTTGTGAAATTTCATTGCTTCCTTCGGTAAAAATAATCCACCCGGTAAAAAATATAAGTCTAACTTTGATACGTCGCAATCAATCAGATTGCCGTTTGCTCTGCAAATCTTTATTTGCTCTCTTAGCGTTTTCATTCTTTTTCTCCTTATTTAATTTTCTGTTTTTTGCTCTATTCGGAGCATCGTAGCTGTTATGACAAAGCTGGCAAAGCGCGAATAAATTATCATCATTACAATTTTCAGGAGTATGATCCATGTGTGCGACAGTAAGAACAACATCAAAATCCCGTATAGGATGATCCATGTGATTCTCTGCTTTGCACCATTCGCAACAGGCTTCTTTGATTATTTTTCCAGATTCATCTTTTACCTGTCCTGCTCTGGTCAAAATCCTTTCTCTGATCTCTTTCCAGTTTTTGGGATATCTGTTTTTATTTTCTGGCCTGATGGGCATGATTACCTCAATCTAATTTACTTTTAAAATGATCTATAATCCTTTCCATCATATATTCATAGTGACTTTTTGAATCTTTATACCCTTCGTCATTCTGTTGCCACATGCGATAAAATATAGCTCTTAATCTTTGTGCTGATGACTTTTCTTCTTTCTGTTTTAATAGCGGAAGATCAATAATATTTTCAGCTTCAATCTGGCTTACATTATAAGTAAACCATCCTATTTTATTTTCAAGACTAATCAATCTTGATAAATGTTCAGGATCTAAAGCCTCCTGTGTTTCAACCACAAATTGCCTTGCCCCAGTGCTTGTACTTTTATCTCTTAATATAGTAGCCGGTATTTGGAATATTTCACTCATATCTTACCTCGCTCGGTATATAAGTTATATTGCCTTTAATTATTTCTTTTACCTGCATAAGATGAAAAGTCTTTCTTGCGTTTGCAGGATATGACTGCCATTCTCTTATTTCCGCAATGGCTTTATTGATGTCGTAATATCTACCTATCAATTCCTTGTCATCCATTCTTATAGTGTAAAATGTTTTCATTTCTTTTCTGCCTCCTTTCTCATTTCAACCGCAAGGTCATGCAATTTATTAAAAACGAAATTTGATACATGATCTGCTTGCTGATCGGGTTTAAAAGTTTCCCAATATTCTTCAAATTTCTCCTTAGCTGTTTTGGATTGCTTGATCCAGCCTCTTTCTATCCATCTTTTTTTTGTATTTTTAATTTCTAATGCTGAATTACTTTCTGCATCCCATAACAATGTATTTGCCTGTTCTTCCGTCAACCATCCTTCCTGAACTGGTTCGCAGTCTGATTCGTATAAATAGGTATTTGTCCCATCACATCTTATGTGTTTAATAAAATTTTTCGGAGTTCTTTCAACTTCCACGATTACTTTCATCTTCTTCTCCTTTGGTTCGAAACTACTGTCTTGTTCAGTACAGGAAAAACAGTTCCCCGATCCAAAATTTCTACAATCTTTGCATTCTTTCATACTTCCTCCTCTCTTCTTAATTTTAAAATTGTATTTTTTTTACATGGGTTTTTTTCATATTTTTTATACCAATTCAAACAAGAAATAGGATTTACATCACAACGGAAACATTTTGCTTCATCTTTAAATCTTTGAACATGTTTATAATATTTTTTCATACTTCCTCCTCTCCTCTTAATTTGTTTAATTCTTGTTCAAGCTCCATCGCTATAAATTCAAGTTTAACACCTGTTCTATTTTTCTGTAATTCAAGAATTTCTATTATATTTTTACCTTCTCGTTTTTTAAGTATCTCTCTAAGTTGATAAACGAAATTAAAATTATTCGCTGCATGTGCTTTATAAAAATGCTCTCCTGCTGTTAAATAAACCCCGCCTCTGGTGTCGAATCTTAACGCATAAGAACCCTTTGCGAATACATGGTGACTATGATTTCCGGGTTTACCAGATACCTCACTTTTATAGTTAGCTTTTAAAGCCACTATCTCTGACCACATACGAGTACATTTATCGAATAATTTTTGGTTCTTTTTCATATTATTTCTTTCTTTATTTCCTGCATACCCTGTAAAAATTCCTGCAGACCATACTTATCGCCGCACCAATTACACCTGTTCGTATATTCATTTTGCAGATAGCCACATTCTGCGCATCGATATAATTCTGCATTTGGATTATCGATATAATTAGCGAGTGCGTTAAATTTATACTGTAATTTTACATGATCCTGTTTCGCCATACATTTTGCGTACTGCTTGTCTTGCCGTCTTTGTTTTAAAAATTGTTTTATTGTCATATCTTTTTACCGTTAATCTTGCATCTTCCTATTTTTGTTCTCATGTCTTTTAGCGGAATCCCGGCCTGTTTTCCTTAGCTCTCAGGCCGGGCATTCTTCCTGCAATTATTTAACCTACAGCAATCACTTAAAATTTACGCCTCTACTGAGTGCGTGCTTTTACATCAATTTGATGTTATAAAGCCTCATTATCTAATTTATTTTTGTCTTAGGCAAATAAAAATAAGCAAACCAACTATAACTGCTAATTCTATTATAATTAAGTCCATCTTATCCCTTCTGTCTCCTGATAATTATTTAACTTCAACAATTTCAATTTTAGTATCTGTATATCCTTTATTGTCTACATCTTCATTGCATAATGATTTATAACGGGCATTTGCCTGTAACCCATTTTCAATATGGAATCTTTCTTGAATTTTTTTACTTAATTCGGAATACTGATTAAATTCCCATCTGGTTATAATTATTTCTAATGTCATATCTATTCTCCTGATACTTGATTTATTAAATTTTCTGCATCTATTATGTCCATCAATTCAATTGCTTCCGGTTCAGATTTTGAATTATAGTGCTTCTTTAGTCTTGCAGTTACTTTCTTTAACGCTTCCAGCATAAGAACGTTTTGTTCTTCAAGCATTAAAACATAATCAGCTTCATACACTCCCATATACTCTGTAAACGTTGCCGGTCTTCCTGTTTTCTTTTCAAAGATTTCTTGTGGCGTCATATCTTTATTATCAGTGTTTTTAATAACAGGAAATATTATATTATTTTCCCAACCTTTTGATTTCATTTTATTTCTCCATCTTTTGGATTAGTTCACGTACTTCTCTATAACGACAAGAGCAATCATAATCTATGCAACCAACACAATCTGAAAAACCACATTGCTCTTTAAAAATACCTTCCAACCCTTCCAGCATAAGAGCCTTATCCGCTTCCAGCTTCTCGATCTGCATCCTTGCTGAGGTGAGTTCTCTGAAAAAAAATCTTTCTTTGCATTCTACTTTATCAGTAGGATATTTACATCCTGTACAACGTCTACATTTTATATCATAAAAATCATTTTCTATTTTATCTTTTATTTCTTTTTCAGGCATATTCATATCTCCTTGTTATTTAAAGTTCATTAAATGCGTCATCCAATAGCGTATAACTTGCAACTTCCAGTCTTTTCTTAAGCTCTGTGTTCTCTTCTGTTAACTCTTTTACTTTCTCTTCTGATGTTGCAATACGATCTATTAACCATTCTTCTTTTGAGTATGTTAAATTTGTAACACGTGCGTATTTCAAATTATTTTCATATTTTTTTAATTGCTTTCTTATTTCTATTTTTATTTCTGCTATACTCATGTTAAAACTCCCTGAATTAAATTTATATTTCTGAAAATTAAAATGGTATTTCCGGAATAACCTTGCTAACTAATTTCTTAATGTTCTCAATCGGCTTCATCGGTTTAAGTAAATCACTTAGGTCGATCTGTGTACCAGAATATAATTCCTTATCACCGTTAGCAACAATCCTGTCTTTTGCGATATTTATAAAATCATCCTGAACGTCCCGAAGGCGTTCCCAGATAGCCAAGTATGAAATTTCATAACTTTTCAACGGTCTTATATTCTGTTGTCCTCTTATCCACTTACAACCGGATATTATTTTTTCTGCTGATTTATCTTTGTGTTTATAAAGCTGTTGTAAAGGTGATTCCGGGTTAAGTCCGCTATTGATCGAAAGTGTGCCCGATTTCAACGATTTATCCACTATATCTTTAAACTTATTCTTCTTAGGCAGATAAGTTTCTTCCGATGTTATGAGGTCATATAAATTATCCAAAGCCGATATTGGAAAATTACGTTTTTCTAAATACTCGATAATATCGTCAGCTTGTACTTGGTTATACTCTTTATCGTAAGCCTGCTGTAATCTATTTAAAAATTCATCGTATGTTTTCATTTAGCCGTCCTTATTTCTTTAATATCTCTTATTACTTTTTTATCTTTTTCAAAACGTTTTGAATTATTTCTCCATGTTGATGGTACTGAATGCCAACGCACTATTTTTAATCCATTAGCTTGACGCCATCCATTAGCATTATAGTGATGCCAACAGGCTTTTATATTTATATCTTCAAAATCATTATCTTTACAATATTTTTCAAATTCTTCTAATGTTGGATATTTAACTTCATCATTTTGAGGATTATAAAATTGGTTTAATCGCGTTAAGTTTAAGTTTAAGTTAGGGTTATAGTTTAAGTTAGAGTTTAGGTTTAAGTAGGAATAGGCTTCCGATAGCCTATCATATTCAACCATTATGGATTCAGGAGCTTTCTTTAAATTCTCTTCAATCCCTCTTTTTACGTTTGGATTCATTTTTTGATGTTTTATAAAATTAGTTATAGCTATCCATCCATTTCTATAGACAACCTTATTGTCTTTTTCAAAACGCTGAAATATTTTTTCTATCATTTCTTTATCTATTCCGGTATCAACTGCTATATGTTTTAATTGAATTTCATAAATGCCTGACAAATTAGTACATGGATTTGTAAGCAAATAAAGAAATAATAATTTTTCAATTGGATCAAGATTTGAAATATAATTATCATTCCAAAATT